ACGGACGTCGCTCTTCAGGGCAGACCATTTACGCGTATTACGGCACAAGGCGCGAAATCGTTTCCGTTTCTCTATCAGCCGCCGCGTCCTACTATCGAACTAACAGGAACTTTCGGTTTCCCGTCAATACCGAACGACGTTCGCGAAGCCTGTCTACTGCTCTCTATTCGCGGCTTTGGTCGCTATAACGCGGCTCTAGGAGTCGTCGGTTTCGGAGATATGGCTATTCAGGTACGTGCTGTAGACCCTGACGTGCGTGACCTTCTCTCGCCTTACCGCGTCTTCGGAGTTATCTAAAATGCCTGCGACGGTATCGCAAGTCGCGGAGGGAATTAAGACGAGACTCGCGACGATTAGCGGACTCCGTACGTTCTCGTATCAGCCTGAACAGTTAAATCCGCCTATCGCCTATCCTTCTCTTTCGAGCGTTATCTATCACAAGGCATTTGGCGGAGGCAACGTCCAAATGGTCTGGATTATTCACGTCGTTGTCGGACGATATCTCGATAGAACGGCTCACGCGCTTCTCGACGACTTCCTTTCGTATTCGGGTAATAAAAGTATTAGAGCGGTACTCGAAGGCGAACGAACTCTTGGCGGCGTAGCGGCTGACCTCGTGGTATCATCTAGTGCGGACGTTTCGAGCCTCCAACAGGACGGCGCGGAGTTTCTAGAAATCCAAACGACGATAACCGTTCACGCTTAGGAGTACGAATTATGAAGAAGTTTAAAGTTCTTTCGAATCGTCTCGCTGGTAAAAATGCTGGCGACGTAATTGACGCGGACGACCTCGAGGGTGCTAACATTGAGGCACTTCTTCAGGGCGGACACATCGAAGTTCTGAAGGAATCCAAGAAATCAGACGAAGCAGTAAAGGAAAAGTGACCTACTATGGCGCAACTCGTTCTTACTAACGCAGATATCACCGTGAACGGCGTCGTCCTGAGTGACCGCGCTAATAGCGTCACCCTCACATACGAAGTCGATTCCGTCGAGGTCACAGCCTTCGGAGATTCAGGACATAAGTTCGCTGGCGGACTCCAGAATATTTCTTGCGAAATTTCGTTCCAGCAGGATTTCGCCGCAGGCGAAGTCGAGGCGACGATTTACGGTTTGGTAGGTCAGACGACCACCGTTACCGTTCGACCAGGTTCTCAGGCGACTAGCGCTACAAATCCTCTCTATACGCTCTCGAATACATTCCTCGGCGCGCACACACCTGTTATGGGCGCGGTTGGTGAGTTGGCTATGACCGAACTCACATTCACGGGTGGAACTCTCGCGAAGAGCACTGGCGCCTGATAACTATCCCCTACCGAAGAAGGAGCAGTAATGAAAATTCCGCTACGAGTTAAATACCTCGACGGGAAGACGGAAGACGTAGAAGCCGCGTTTGGTGACTTCGTTTCGTTCGAACGTACGTGGAATAAGAGCGTCACGAAGTTCGATAGCGAACTTCGTCTTACTGACCTCGCGTGGCTCGCGTGGCATAGCCTAAAGCGCCAGAAGAAGACGAATATCGCCTTCGACCCTGAGTGGATTAACTCCGTCGAATCTGTCGAGCCTGCGGAGCAGACTTCAGACCCTTTGGACGGAACTCAGCCCACTACGAAATAGCGGTTCTCGCCGTTGAGACGGGAATAGCGCCGTCCGTACTGCTCGCTGAGTCTCCCGAAATGCTCGCCGCTATCGCGGACTATCTAAAAGAGAAAGCACAGGCGGAGAAGAAAGCACGTCGTAAAGGTTTCGGATAATGCCCTACTTACTTTCGATTATCGGCGTTACTGCTCTGTTCGTTATCGGGAAAGGGAAATGGTATGGCTGGCTTATCGCGTTCCTTAACGAGTGCCTCTGGGTGATATTCGCGATTACTACGCGTCAGTACGGTTTTCTTCTCGGAGCAGGAATCTATGGAAGCGTAAACGCTTATCACGCTTTTAAATGGAGAACTCGCGTAGTCGAGTAACATACTCGTATGGCTGGCGCGAAAGTAAACGTTTACGGACTAGGCGAAACGCTTAAGGAACTCTATTACCTAGACCGAACGCTGTATAACTCGATTCGTAAGGGCATTAAAGCGCCTGCGGACGAACTCGTTCGCCGTGCTCGCGTCCAATTCCCTTCTAAGCCGCCTATCGGCTATTGGCATACGACGCCAGAGCGTAGAGGAGCGTCTAGGTTCCCATACTGGGACGGCTCGAAGGTTAGGAGCCGCGTTACTACCGTTTTCGGCGGACGAGCGAACCGTATGACTGGTCAGGTTCCAATTCTTCGACTTAGGCAGAAGGACGCAGGCGGCGTGATTCTCGATATCGCAGGAGCACGGAAGACGAACCTTCCTATCGTTAAGTCGTTTACGACGGCAGGCTTCGAACCGAAGGCGTCTCGTATTATGTGGAAGACGGTAAACGATAATTTTGCGGACGTTCTCGGAGCGATTACGAAAAGTCTCGCCTCTACGGAAAAAATGGTATCTGCGAAGTTGGCTGGTGGAACTATTTCGCAGAGACAACTACAGTCAGACCGCGCTTCCTCGCAAGTTCGGCGTAGTAGCGGTCAGTTCGGTAGCGAGAGAGAAACGGAATCCTAAATGGCTGTCGTAGTTCCAATTATTTCGCAGTTCGATAGTCGTGGCATAAATAAGGCGATTAACGACTTTAAGAAGTTAGAAGGTACAGGCAATAAGGCGACGTACGCGTTCCGTACTCTCGATAAAGGCGTTACTACCGCTCTAAAGAACATTGGAAAAGTCGCTGGCGTCGCCGCTATCGCCGCAGGCGTTATCGGTAAACAGTTAGTAGACGCTGGCTCCGCTCTCGAAGAATCTCTTTCGAAGGTAAACGTCGTCTTCGGTCAGTCCTCCGAAGCCGTTATTAAATTCGCTAACGATTCCGCCGCGAACCTCGGTATCTCTAAGCAGGCGGCACTAGAAGCCACAGGCACGTACGGGAATCTCTTCCAAGCGTTCGGTATCGGGCAGGCTCCAGCGCAGGAGATGAGTACGACGCTCGTAAAACTTGCCGCAGACCTCGCCTCGTTTAATAACGCGAATATTGACGACGTTTTTCTAGCGCTCCGTTCTGGACTCTCAGGAGAGACTGAACCGCTTAAGCGTTTCGGTATTGCCCTTAACGACGTACGCCTAAAGGAAGAGGCTATGAGTCAGGGGCTAATTAAGAGCGCGACGGGAACGCTTCCTATCGCCGCTAAAGCGCAAGCCGCGTACGCGCTTATTATGAAGGACTCCGCTCTAGCGCAGGGAGATTTCTCGCGTACGAGCGACGGCGTAGCGAATATGACGCGAATCCTAAAGGCGACTTTCGAGGACGTTAAAGCCGAACTAGGTACGGCACTCCTTCCCGTTTTTAAGAGTCTGCTCGGATTCTTACAAGACCAAGTTATGCCGCGTCTTAAAGAGTTCTCGGAAATCGTCGGAGAGAAAGGATTAGGCGCAGGTTTAAAGTACCTCGGAGGCGAATTACTCGACGTAATCGAAGGCGGAAATAAGTTCGTCGATATCCTGCTGGCTCTTGGAACCGCGTTCGCAATTCTTCGCGGAATTACTATCGCCGCAACGATTAGCCAGAATCTTTTTAACGTTGCCCTCTTTTCGAATCCAATAGGAATCGTCGTCGCCGCGATTATCGCCTTCGGTGTCGCCGTTGCCGCCGCATACCTACGTTTCGAAGGTTTCCGAAAAGTCGTGAACTTGGTAATTAACGCCATTATTGGATATTTCGAGATGATGATAAATAGTTGGATTAGGGCTATAAATCTCGTCATTAAAGGCGTAAATCTTTTCGGCGGAATCCTTCGAGCCGTAGGTATCGACGTTCCGAAACTCGGAGAAATCGGAGAAGTAACTTTCGGACGTATCGGAGACGCGGCAGATAAGGCTGGAAGGAAAGTCGTAGACGCGTTCGCTCTTATCGAAGGCGCAGAGAAAAAGAACTTAGGTTTTAAGGTCACGGCACCAAAGGTAGAAGGTGGCGGCGGCGGAGGTGGCGGCGGCGGAGGTGGCGGCGGTAAGTCTCCGCTCGAAGTCGCTCAGGAACAGTTAAAGAAATATACGGACACGCTTAAAGGCGTTACTTCCGCCGAAAGAGGAGCACTCGACGCACGTAAGCGCGTAGCCGACGAGTTTAAGAAACTCGGAGAGGCGACGAACGCCGTTACGAAGGCTCAGGAGAACTTTAATCGAGTTACTCAGGGCTACGGACGCGACTCTAAGGAAGCCGCGAAGCAGGCGCGAGCAGTAGAGGACGCACAGAGAGCGCTTATCCGCGCTAACTGGAACGTCGAGGATTCGGTTAAGAAGATTCAGGAAGCAGAAGAACGCCTAAAGCGTCTGCGCGAAGGTCCAAGCGCTCGCGACGTAGAGGACGCCGAAATTGGACTTCAGAAGAAGAAGTTCGACGTCGAAGAGGCTATTTACGACGTTGCGGAAGCGGAGCGCGAACTAGCCGAACTTCGTACTCGCGGTGACGCTACGCCAGAAGAGATTCGTCGAGCGGAAATCGCGCTACAGGAGGCTAAGTACGCGGTTCGTGACGCGAATCTGGCTGTTACGGATAGCGAGAAAGAACTTACTCGTCTTCGTACTCAGGTTCCGACGACGGCGGAAATCGAGCAGGCGGAACGCGATTTGGCTGACGCGAAACTTTCCGCAGAAGAGGCGACGGTGGCTCAGGCTGACGCAACGCTGGAACTTAACCGTCAGAACTATCTCTATGAGGTAATCGTTAATGGCGCTAAGGAAGGAACGGACGAATATAAGGAGGCTCTCGACGCGCTAACGAAGGCGAAGGAGGCAGAAGTAGAGGCGTCTGAGGCATATCGTGACGCGCTCGATAACGAGCGTACGGCTATCGAGAAACTTATTGAGGCGGAGAAAGAACTTCGCAAGGTACGCGCTGAAACGCCTGCCGCTATCGTTCGTAAGGCTCAGAAGGATATGACGCGTACGGAGGCGGAGGTTTCGTCTCGTCTCGCTCCTCCTCCGCCTGCTCTTCCGTCTATGCCAGATTTTTTTGGCGGTAATCCGTTCTTCGCTACGCCGTTCGCTAAGGGTGGAATCGTTACGCGTCCTACGCTTGGACTCGTCGGTGAGGCAGGTCCAGAAGCCGTGATTCCTCTTAATCGTTCTAGCGGTTTAGGTACGAGTATCTCGATTACGGTAAACGCTGGTATGGGCGCGGACGGAGCGGAAATCGGTGACCAAATCGTAGATGCTCTGAAGCGTTATCAGCGCCGTAATGGTGCTCTTCCGCTCGCGGTGGCGTAATGGCTACAACGTTTCCTTGGGGTGAGTCCGTTACCGTTTTAATGGAACTCGGATTTCCGACGAATCCATTTACGCTCGATTCGGCTTCTCTAGGCGTTCTCGATAGTAACGCTCTCGACGGAAGCCTTTTAGGTGACGACGTTTCGCCGTATTGTCGCGAAATCTCCGTTACGCGTGGACGTTCTGACCAACTTGCGAACTTTAGCGCTGGTACTGCTCAGTTCCGTCTTCTTAATAACGACAGACGGTTTGACCCGATTAACGAAGATTCTCCGTATTGGAATTCGACGCTAGGACGTTCGGGAGTTACGCCACGAAGGAAAGTAACGGTTCTCCTCGATAACGAGCCTGTCTACGTAGGACGTATTACCGATATCGACGTAATCTACGACTTTAATCTTTCGGAAGTCGCTATTACGACGTCAGATGATTTCGTTCTTCTCGCGAATACTACGACGGGAGCCGCGTTTACTCCACCTGAAGAACTTTCAGGAGCACGTGTAGAACGAATCCTAGATTTAACCTCCGTCTCTTATCCTGTTCTTACTCGGAACCTCGATACAGGCGTAGCGACGTTAGGCGCGTACCAAATCGGAGATAATACGAACGCGCTTACCTATCTTCAGAGAATCGCGGCGGCGGAAGAGGGCTACCTATTTATCTCGAAAGACGGTTATCTAACGTTTACTGACCGTCTCGCCGCGTCGTTTATTACGGCTTC